TCACTTCCCATGGTCCAGTGGCTTCGTTCCAGCCGGCGATGACTTCGCCGTTGTTGTCGCCCTCATGCGCCAGCACGTTGTACACGGTGACTTGGCCCGATCCGTCAATGATATGCCCCACGGCAATCGCTCCGACAGGACTCATCACCGCCACGCCGTCAATCGTAAACGTCGCGTCCGTGGTGGCCAGTGCGGCGGTAAGCTGGCCGCGAATCCGAAGAGGCCACGACTGAGCACTGACGATATCCCAATCGGAATGGTCGTGAGCCTTGCACGCATAGAGTCTCGTGCCTTGCAGGGTTTCCGTCCGTGCCTTCCCGCGTGTCGTGCCGAGCACGTCACGTACCGTCACCTCGTGCTCCGGGTCCGCGTCGGTCCAATCGCTCCCGTCCGGCACGAGGCGAATGGCGGTTGCCGTGTCGCCGGGCGTCAGGTCGGCCGTCAGTTCGAATCTGGCAAGTTGGTGAGGCAGAAGCGTATTGCCACGCTTGCGAATGCCGTTCGTACCGTACCGATTGCCACGCCACCACCGAACCATTTCGGCGAGTACGTCAAGGTAGGACTTATCGAGCAGGTAGCCGCGTGCCATGGTGTGCCTCAGACGAACAGGGATCCAAGGTTAAGTGGCGCAAACGCGGTCGGTTCCTTCAGTTGGAAAGGCACGTAGTGCGGCTGTGCGCCGGTTGCAAGCTTGTAGCCTTGCTGGTCAAGCAGTACATTCTCGCCGGTGGTCACGCCGTAATCGTCTTTTACGGCCACAAGGTACGTCACACCGCCGACGTCCTCGTAATGCCGGGGGCCTCGGTTTAGCACTTCGGTGATCCACTGGTCCGGATCCGCCTCCAGGGAAATGGTTTGGTCCACAACGCGGTAGGGCGATCCTTCGGTGTCCACACCCTCGTAGGTGATGACCTCCTGAATGTCGCGTATGCACAATTCCCCTGGCTGGTAAGTGCCGACAGCATCGTTATTGACTTTGCCGGCGTACAGTTTCATATTGTCTCCGAGTGCGTCGGTCGGAAGGACGAACCGCTGCACGGTAATGGCCAACCGGTATTTCGAATCGGTCAGCCCCGGGTCGAACGGATCGCCGGCCGTGTTCACAATCGGCTTCCCGTCCGCATCGTGGTCTACGGTTTCCTCCCGCTCGATCAGTCGCCGCGTGACAACCGGAGGCCGCAAAGTCGGGTCGCCAGGTATGATTTCCGGCTCGCCCATGCCGCTCACGTCCGGCCACTTGCCGAATTGCGCGGTCACGGTCCAAGCGGAGTTGGCCGTGGCGTCCTTGGGTTGCTCCGTCCGATACCCCAGGCAATAGCCTCCGTGGCCCTTGCTGCCAACCGCAGGCAGCCCCGTGGCGGCAAGCACCTCATGCACGCCAATGGTCAACGAAGTCACGCCACCGACGATGTACGGCACCTCGGCCGTGTATTGCAGCGTGCCCTTGTCCGTGATGCTCACGGCACCGGTCACGCCTCGCACTTGTGTTGCGGTCAATGTCATGTCGTTACCTCAGTTCGTGGGTGCCGCTGCGATGGCCGCACGGTCGATGTTTCCAATGGCCGTTTCCACGCGGCGGAAACCTGCCTCCGCAATGCGGTTGCCTTCCCGCTGTGCTTTAAGTTGCGGGTTCTCATGTTGCAGAACAGCCGAGTAGGCTTCCGCCGATCCGCGGGTAGCGGCCCCTGCATAGCTCCATGCGGTGCCCGGGCGTTGCTGCTTGGTCAACCGGTCGATTTCCGCACGCAGTTCCATGGCCTCTTGCCGCTCCCGATCGTTCAATCCACGCAGTTCCCAGTTATGGGCACCCATGGCAAGCTTGTCCGCCTCTTCGCGGAGTTGCCGAAGGGTCGATAGCCGCTCGTCCTCAAGCTGCTTCTGCCGCTCGGTGGCTTTCTTCTCGCGTTCCTTGGCGGCCGTCGCCTTGTCGATCTGCTCGAGCACGGCCATTAGTTCCGCCGGATCGCCACCGAGTTTTTCGTACTCACGAGCAGCGACTGCGTTCTCTCCGTCACGGATGGCGGCAAGTTTCTCCTGCGCCCTTTCCATGATCTTTACGCGGTCCTCGATCTGCTTGGCTTCGGCCGCGGCGGCTTCAACGTCCATCGGCGATTGACTACGTTGGCGTTCGCTTTGCCGTGCGAGCCGGTCCCTCACGTCGATGTAGTTTCGCAGTCCTTCGGCTCCGCCGCCCAGCAACGCGCCGAACTCCCGCATGTTTTCCCGCAATTCACCAAAGCCGAACGCAACGCCGATCGCCAACTCCTTGCCACCAGCGGTAACGGAGTTTTTGAAGTCCAGCCACTGGTTCTCAAGGTCCGCCATTTTCTTCCGCGACTCTTCCGACACCACGGCAATATCACCAAGCCCGGCCGCCGTTCGTCGCAGCACGCCGTCAAGCTCCACGCCCGACCGGCCGAATAGCTCATACTCCATCCGGGCACGCTGCACCGGGTTCTCGATCTGAGCGATGGCACCGGCAATGGACTTGAACGCCTGCTCGGGCGAACCGGCCGCGAGGCTTGCAGCGTCAAGGCCGAGCTGTTCGTAGATATTGGCTTTGCCGCCACCGGAACTCGCCTTGCTGATTTCGATCTGCATACGCTGCCACGCCGACGTGACCGTGCCGAACGAGGTGCCCGTACGAAACGCTGCGTGTTGCAGTCGCTCGTAGAACTCCGTGCCCATATTAAGCCGGTCGCCGGCGGACGCGATTGACTCGCTCTCCGTCATGAGCCGCTTGAAGGCGAATCCGATCCCGGTTGCCGCGGCGAGCCCAGCGGCAGCAATGCCAGCCGGCCCAGTGAGTGCGTTGGTGAGCGTGCCCAACGCCGGGTGAATCTGATTGAGACTGCCGACAATCTGGCTTTTCATCTGGCCGAATTGCTGGCCTACCTTGGCGATCTGCGCGCCGAGCCCGGAAGCGGATAGGTCCAGTTGCGCTTTCAGGTTGCCAACGGTTGTGCTCATCGCTTCTCGTTCTCCGCAATTCGACGGAATGTCTCGATGATGTCGTTGTCGCTCATGACCAGCTCGATCTTGAATGACTCCATCCAGGGGTCAACGATGTACGCGGCCAGCCACCGATCAAACTCAGGAGCCGGCATCCGTGCCAGCATCCTGTGTACGTTGGGTTCGCCGAAGGTGCGTGCGAGGATGGCTGCAAATCGCGCCTTCAGCGAACCCCTTAGTTTTTTACCGCGGCTTCCACTCCGTCGCCGGCCGCCAACTTCCACGCGGCCTTCCACAGTCGATGGACGGGACCGGCGAGCGTCTTGCCGAGCCGTTCAACGTCGCCGGTTTCAAAGATAGGATTGCCGGCGGCATCGCACGCGGCAAGCACCACGAGCCTCGCTGCCGAATGCGGCAACCGCTTGGCGAGTGTATCCTCGTAATCGTCGCGTTCGTCGGCCGACAAACACCGCACGAATACCCTGCCATTCACGTCCGGCCACTCCGGCGTGGGCACGGCAACTGGCTCTGGGAAGTGATAGCTGAAAATCGAATCTCGCATGGTTCCTCCTGGAGGAATGGGTTAGCTGGCCGGCTTGAAGGTGTATTCGTGCGTAGACTGTCCGCCGACTTCGCCGGACTTGTTGTTGCCAAGACATACGTACGTTGTTGCCAGAGGGATGGAGTTGCCGCCGTCGTTCCACGTCAGCGCGATTGCACCCGTTTCGCCAACAGCAGCAGTGCCGGCACCTTTGACGGTGACGGATATCTCTTTCTGCCTGATTCCACATTCAAAGATGTGGTAGCCGTTCGAGCTGATGTCGGTAATGTCCAGCTCTGCACCGGTTTCGTTGTCTCTTATCGACTGCACGATACCGAGCGTCGCCGAGTTAAACTGCAGTGTCGTTCCGCCAGTACTTGTGGGCATGATGGTCCTTTCTGAAATTGGTTAAGATGGATTCTCTCGGACGTCCAGCACGACGAAGACGCCTTTGCCAAGTGCTCCGTTCGCGGCCGTCCCGGTAATGTCAATCTCCAACACGTCCTCCGCGACAAGGACCGTATTGGCAATCGTGCCGTCGACTACGGCCCTGGCCGAGTCGGCCGAGTCGATTTCGATTGCGGCGGACAGGCAGGAGTTGCCGTTCTTCAGCAGGTCCACCGTGACCGTCGCGTCATTCGTCGGAGGCACCACGCAACCGGCACCTCCGGGGACGAGGGCGCCAGCCCCGCCGTTGACGTGAACCACATAGGCCCCGTCCGCCGCGTTCGTGGCAGACTCTTGGGCGTACACGTGGCGGTTGCGTTGTTCCAGCTTGCTCGCGGCAATGTTCGCTCCAGCCTGTACGGCCGTGTCCGTCACGCATCCAGCGGACAGGACCACGTTGGAGAACACCACTTGCCCGCGAAACTCGCCGTTGTCGGTTTGTCGGAATGCCATGAGTTATGCCTTTCGGTATTCGATGGTGTAGTTTTGTGTTACAGCGTGAATGGCCATCTCGGCCGACTCTTCGACCAGCTCCGGCGCGTCGGCCTGCACGTCGCAGCGACACTGCATGACCTCGCCGCCATCGTTGCCATCACGCCAATAGTGGAGAGCCGTATGCACCACGCCCGCCACGTCCCAGGCATCGTCGTAGGTGGACGCCCAACAGGTTAGCGTGATCTCGGCAATCTGCGTGTGGCTGGTTCCGTCGATTCCGTCCTCGGTGACAAGCGACGTCACCTGATACGTAATGCACGGAAGCGATGCCGACTGCGCCTGACGCACCGGCCGAATGCGTGCGGCCGGCACGAGGGCCGTCACGGCGGCGGTAGCTTTCAGCTTGGCAACCAGCTTGCGGTGTGGCATCAGCGTTTCCTCCCGCGTCGTGCGGCTTTCTCGGCGGCTTGCCGGATGCCGGTCTGGAGGGACGCGCGAATGGTGGCCATCAGTTGCGGCTTGGCTCGGTTCCAGCCCCTTGTCATGAACAGCTGGCCCTTGGTCCGCTGCGTATCGAACTCCACGAGGTGCGCGTAGTTCACCGGGTTGCGTTTCTGCGTGCGGCCCGCCGCCTTCTCGTTTCGCTTGAACGCACGGAACTTGCCGCGCAGCTTGCCCTTGGTTCGTAGGACCACTTGCCGGGCGAAGCCCTTTCGCGGCCCAATCACCACGCCGGCACCGTCACCGCCGCGGTGGGTGTAAACGCGATGGCCGATGCTTTTCTTCAACGTGCCCGTTTCGCGCGGCACACCCGGCTTGATGGCCTTCGTCACCACCGGCCCGCACTTTCGCACGGCGTTGTAGATGACTCGCTTGCGTACCGACTGCTTGAAGTCCTGAAGTGCGGCAATCAACTCTTCCACGCCGAGTACCTTCCAGCTCGCTTTGATGCTTGCACTGGCCATTACGTCACCTCCGAGCAGGTCAATTCCAGCCGGCCGCCCAGCTCGTCCACGTCGATACGGCCGCCAATCTGGAGGTACCGAGTGGTGCCACGGTCCACCCATTTAAGGCGGCAACGCGGCGTGACGTCGGGATGCCAACGCATGGTGACGGCGTACTGCGTCTCGTGCCGTACTCTCGGATCGTCGGTCAGCTCGCCGGCAGCCGTTGGAGTGACGGACGCCCATACCGTCGCCACGTCGGACCACACAAGCGGCACGTCGCCGTAGGTGTCCTGCGTCCCGGCGGTCGGGGCCTGGATCGTCACTCGCTTGTTGAGCGTGCCGGCGTTGCCGATCATTCGACGGACTCCTGCTTGCACGCCACGGTATCGAAATCCTCGGTCCCCCAGGCGGAATCATTGCGGTAGCCGTGGATGCCGTAGTGTTCAAGCGCCACTTTTCGCGTGGCCCAATACTTCAAGCCGCGCGATGCCATGACTCGGGAGAAAAACCAGTCTTCCGACTCAGCCGCCATGGTCCACGCGCCGTCCGGCTTCTTCCGCACCTCGTGATTGAAGGTAAAGTAGAAAGGCGTGGTGCCGTCCTGGTTCAGCTCAAACCATTCCGGCTTGCGAAGGTCGGCAACCCAACAGCCGGTGTTCACCAGCAGCGGCTTGCATTCCGGATTGACGCCAAGCCGCACGGTATCCCAAACGTCGAACGTCTCCGGCAGTTGCATGACCTCGTGCATTGTCAAACGTCGCTGGTGCCATTTTCCGTCGATGTCGATGGCGGTGGACGTGCGGCCCTCGTGGCTCTTGATCGGCGAGACAGCCGAGACAACGTGTGCGTCCAGCCGGTCGCATTCGTCAATGGCCTTGTCGAGCCAGTGATCTTGCGGTGCGATGTCCGCATGGAGCATGGCAAAATGCGTGACCTCGCATTTCTCCGCGAGACTTAAGGCATTGACCCAGCACCAATTGAACCCGCGGCAAGTCTCGCTGCCGATGATCGGCAGGAGCTTGACCTGGTGCTGCTGGCTCACCTTGACCGTCGCTGCCATCAGGCTGCGAAAGTCGGTCGAGCCAGGGTACGCTGGATAGCCCAGCGCGATACGATAGGATGGTTTCGTTTCCTCACTCACAATTGCACCTCTCCTGCATGAGAATCGTTTGCGATGCCAGAGGCATCGGGGATTGAGTGGTCCCGGTAAGAATCTCCCCTCGGTAGTCGTACCAGTGCGTGACGAGCGACAAGACGGCCTGCCTGAGCAATTCCGGCACGTCGGCAATATCGTCGCCGTAGCCCGCCACGTACGTGATGGTGATGGCGGATACCTGAGTCCGCACGGATGGAAACAGCTTGTTGTAGGCGAGCACAATCTGCCCGCACTCGCCCGCCGTAATCACGCGGTACTCGCTCGATGTCCACGTTTGCGTGGTGCCGTTCAAATCCACGTACTTGATGTGCGTCACCGATTGCAGCGGCGGTCTCGGCAACCGAATCACCCCATCACTCGGCCAACCCGAAAGCGTCAGCTCCCAGGTCTGCGTGAGGAACGCACGCCGCGATACGGTTTCCGCGTGTTCGGTGGCAACGGCAATAAGCCGAGCCATTTCGTCCGTGACGGCATCGCTGTAATCGGACTGACGCACCTGCGTCATGGCCTCTTGCAGCGTGACCGGGTAGGACGTAGCGGCAACCGTGCGGCGTAGCGTGGTGGTCATCGTGCTGCCTCCGTGTGGACCATGGCATTGGCCCCGCGATTGCGGCGCACGGCCTGTTCTCGTTTGGGCGGCTGCTCAATCTCCGCGATGCCACGGCGTACAAGCACGTCGTTTACAGGGTCGCCCAGGTCCACGACGTCGCCCGGCTTAAACCGTCGCCATCCTCGTATGATTCTAATCGCCATGCGTAAGTCTCCTGATATCTGCCGACCGGCCCGGCGTGCGACCGAAGCCACACGCCGGGGACGGTCAGGAGGGTGCTCGGTTACGCACGTACGAGCGTGGTGGCTCCCTTGGAGGTTGCAGTGCCAAGCGCCTGCTTGGCTCGCCCAAGCGTGGCCATGGCGGCAATGCCGTAGTCGGAGTTGGCGGTGCCGATGACGTCGATGGCCAGGTACCGTTTCTTGCCACGCAGGTCGATTTCGATGGTGTGGATGGTGTTGTCGCTGTTGTTTGTCGGGTAACTCAGCGAGTTACCAGTCACGTCAGTGACAACGCCCGTGGTCGCGTTGGCGTTGAAGTCGACCACGACATCGGTGGCATTGTGCCAGTCCGCCGCGTTGAGGCTGGTGTCGGATTGGAGCACCTTGAGCGTGCTCACGGCCCCGTTGGTTGCGCCAATCATCAAATCGATGACGGCGTAATCGTAGCCGAGCGTGTCGATGCTCGTAACGCCGGCCGAAGTGATCGGGTCGGCTACGGTGATCGGCGCGAGGGCAATCACCTTTTTGACATTTTGCAGGTCGATCATTTGGAAAATCCTTTGCAGGAGTGAGTTGTAAGAAAAACGATTGCACCCTCCGACCGATGGCCGGCTTGGATTACGCGCCCGGCGTGGCAAGCATGATCATGGCACCGGCGCTACTCGTGTCGCCGACGTCGTGAATGTTGATGTCAACACGCTCAGTTCCTTGAATGCCGAGTTGGTCATACTCGAAGTACCGTTGATCCGACGTCTTGATGCGAATCCCACGACGCTCGCCGAACGTGGCCGCCATGGACAAGTCGCCGAAGTAGCACAGCCCGGCCGTGCTGGCTTGCGCGGTAAGTATGCTGTTCATGACCTGCACGAAGTTCACCGGGTAGCCGAGGAACGTCATGCGTCTCTGGCCCTCAAGCACCTCGGCCGTATTGCCGCCGGCAGCGTCTTGGAGCCTCATCATGGACGCGGCCCAACCTGCTTTGTGGATATACCACTCCGGCTGAATGCCAGGGTAGGACGGGAGCTTGCCAATCATGCTTTCGAAGTCGGCGAGGTCCAGCGTACTGAAGGCGGTATTGCCAGCGATGGACGTTACGACGGTTGCCGTCGCGGCAGCACACTCGGTAATGAGTCCGCTGATGCCGCCGTAGGTCGACGTGCCGGTCCCAAGGAATCCGCACTGGTCCTCTTTCACCGCGAACGCATAGGCGATTTCGCTTGCCAGGTCCGATGCCATGTCGACGATGGAATCTTCGTCGATCTCGGAGCTGTAGCGGGTGAGTGCGGCCAGCTTGCGGGCCGTCATGCTCACCTGATTCCACGCCTTCTCGCTCTCGGTGATCTCGCCGTTTTCAGCGACGAAATAGGCGGTCACACCGCTCGCTCGACGCGGAACAGTCATCGTGTCGGAAGCCATCGACACAAAGCGGGCCTTCTGGCGGAACACGCCATAGGACTCGCGCAGGTCGATGATGGCCCGCTCGAACTCAGGAATTACAAGGGCACCGCCGGCCGTGTTGGACAGCGTGCTTTGGGCGCGTTCCTCGGCAACAGCACCGTTCTCGCGGCACCATTGAGCAGCCCGCTCGTTCTTCAGGATGGTCCCGAGGAACCACATACCTGAGCGATAGGCAGCCTCTTCGTCGGCGAAACCCTTGAGCGGCTTGACGCGGAACCGCCGCTGGATGCGGGTTTGCTGTTGCGGCTGGGCGTCCCGGGGATTGCTGCCGTCCGGCTGCGGAATCGCCTGTCGCTCGGGAGCACGTGGGCCGGAGGCGTCGACGCGAGCCGACAACTCGGCTGCGGTCCGCGCCTCTTCCAGCCGTTCAAATCGCTCCTGGAGTTTCGACCGTTCCTCGGTCAGGTCTGCGAACTCGGTGGAGCCCGCCTCGTCAATGTCGCCCGAGGCAAGCTCGGCCATACGCTGCGCGATGGCTTTGAGCCTCGCCTTGATTTCTGCCAGTGTCATTGGCTGATGTCCTTTCGGTTGCTCACCGGCAGGACCAGCCAACGAAAAAACCGGCAGAGGTCCGCCGGTGAAGGGATTCGTAATGGAAACCTTCACCAGCAAACCGCTGCCGGCTTGCGTGCAGTCGATTCGCTTTGTGGAGCCGCGATAGCTGGGAGGCTTGCCTGCCCTTGGCTACCGAAGCCAGTCAAGTTGTACGTGTCAGTCTTCAGTATTGCAGATGTTTTCCACCTGTCAATACACAATTCCGGCGGCCACGATTGCCATACGTTTCATGCGTTCTCGCTGCTTCCAACGCTCCAGGGATTGCCTGGCTTCGTCGGCCTCTCCGAGCGAACGCAGCCCGGCATCGGTTGCGCCGTAGGCAGGGAACGTCACAGGCCCGACGTCGAACAGGGTATCGACTTCGAGGATGGTTCTGACTTCGCGGTCCTTCTCCAGCTTCCATTCCTCACGCAACACGGTGAAGGAAAACGAGCTGCCAGTGATGTCGCCACGTTCGATGGACGCGGCGAGGTCTTTGGCAAGTTGGGTTTCCGGCAGGTCGATTTCGTAGGCCAACCCTTTCTTATCCTCGCTCAGCCGGAGGGTGTTCGGGGTACGGCCAAGCACGGCCGAGGCGTCATGGTTGAACAATGCCCGGACGTCCTGCCCGTCCTTCAATGCCCGGGTAAACGCCCCTGCGTCGATATGCTCCACCATATCGCCCCACAACTTGTACTCGGTCCCAGGGTCTTTCTTCCGATACCACACGGCGGCATGGCCTCGCAGCAATACCCCTCCGTCGCTCCGTCGTTCAATCGCTACCGGTGCGGTGGCGAATCGTCGTTCAATGGTCATGATGGTTTGTCCTTTCTCGTAATAAACACTTCGGCGATATCCGCCGCACAGAACTCGATAGCCGCCATGCGTTCGACCACGGCACCCTCAAGCTGATCGGCCGTGACCTTGCCGGCCAAGTCAAGCAGCTCGTTGAATACGCGGCTCAGGATGTAATCGGCTGCCTGCGTAGCGTCCGTGCCAGCGTCCGCACGGCTCGCCCCGGTCGCGGCCCAGAGCGGCATGACGATGGCTTCTCGCAGTGGGTGGCCGTGCGTGTCGCGTAGGCCGTTCATCCAGTCGATAAAACGGTTCGGCTTCTTTGCCGCCGCCGTGGCCGCGTGCGTCAGTCGCCGGATACACCGCCGCACCGCATCCTCCAGCACGGCCACGGCCCTGGCTGGGTCGAGAGAGCGGCCGGCGGTGTCCGGCTCGGCGTCGTCGTCCGTGACGTCCGCGGGTTCGTCGGGCTCGGCGTCGGAATCCGGTTCGTCGGCGGGTGGCTCGTCGGCCGGCTCGGCTGGTGGCTCCGGCTCCTTCGGCGTGGCCGACGTAACCGGGAACCCATCCTCGCCGATGATGGCAATGTTCGCCGGCATCCGGTGCAACTCGCCGCGGCCGTTCGGTAGCGGCTGCATGTTGCGAATCGAGCGTACCTCGTCAAGCGTCTGGATGCCGTTGTTCAGGTCGATCGCCAACACCTCCGCCTCGGTCTTGGCGTCCATGGCAATGAGCTTCTTACGGAGGAACTCAAACAGGTATTGATCGGATGCCTTCTCTTCCGGCGTCAACAGCTTCTCCCAGCACTCTTCCTCCCATGCGGTGAGCCAATAATCGAGGGACTGTTGCAGGTAGCTCTTGTTCTCTTGCTCGATGCTGGCGTACGCCGTCCGCGTCGTGTCGCCAAGCATGTGAGGCGGTACGCCGATCCAGTTCGCAATGTCGCGTATCTGGAACTCGCGGGTGGCAAGGAATTGGCTTTCTTCGTTGGTCGCTCCGAATGTCGAGATATCCACGCCGCCATCCATCACGGTTGTCTTGGCGCTCTTGCTCACGCCCTGGTGTGCCCGCTCCCACGCCTCACGCAGTTCCGTCTTCTTCTCCTTCGTCAACATGGTCGGGTACTTGATGACGACGTGCGGTCGTGCCGAGTTGCCGAAGAACGCGGCCCCGTATCGTTCGGCAGCAATCGTGAGTCCAAGCGATTCCTTGGCCTTATCCACCAGACCGATACCCCGGATGCCATCCAAGGAACAGTTGCGGATATGCAGCATCTTGCTACCCAGGATACCGAACGGCACGCCATCGAAGTGCGTGATGTACATCACCTCGGAGCCAACCAGCTCGTGCGGATACGTGGTTGTCGGATCGAGCTGGCGGAGGATGGTCCGGCCGTCCATCTGGTCAATCCATGCGTACCCGTTGCCTTTCAGTATCGCGTGCCCCGTCAACAGCCGCTTGAAGTCCATGGCCGTCGTCCACGGGTTCGGCTTGCGACGAACCACGTTATACATCGGGTGTTTATCGGCAATCACCTTGCCGCTGCCTTGGCGGCGGTACAGGTAGCACGGCACCTTGCCGACGTCACCAGCAACGATGTTGATACCACGCCACACGGCGGAAATGGTCAACGCCGATTCCTGTGTGATCTGGATTCCGCTGAGCGTTTGACTGCCGCCATGCACCCAATCAATCAGCCACTGCGCCGGGTTGTACGTGCCGCTGCGTGCCTCGCTCCGCGGGAATAGCTTTTCGAGCAGCATCAATGAGGCTCCTTACGCCTGAAGGTACACGCCCGGCACGGCTCGGGGTCGCCGTTGCGGTCGTTGGTTGCCAGTGTCTTGCGCACCTCCCGCCATGCCTGCACTATCTCCTGCCATCCGTCAGCCTGCACGTTGCCGATGATATGCCGCCCTTGCCAGTCGTAGCAACACAGATGGACATTGCCCCATGCGTCAATCGGCATCTCGCGGTACAGCAGTTCGCATGGTCCCATGCGGTGCGGATCGGCCGGGTAGGACAGGCGGCGGTCGAGCGATGGCGGCATCACGTGGACGTTCTCGGCCAGTCCAAGCCACCGCTTACCGTCGCCGTTGTAGTCGGTCACGACGATGGTGTGGAAGATTCGTTGCTCGGCGAAGTCGGCCGGTAGAATGGTCCCGTTCGTCCAGAGAATGTACCTTGCTTCCGGCGTCTCGACCCTGGCACTTTCGACAAGCCGCTTGATGCGATTCCAGTACATCATAGGCTCGCAGTAGTAGTGCCATCCAACCAGCCCACGAAACCCGGCACGGTGAGCGTCGGCAATCACGCGAACGATACGTGCGTCGGTGAGCATGATGTGCCCGTGCGTGTCGCGTTCGCAATTCGACGGGCAGAGCGTGTGCCGCTGTGTCAGGTTGCACCTGGTGCCGATCTCGATGGATAGGAGGCGGGTGTGCTTCATCGGCTCAACCTCCACGCACTCCACGCCATGCCGCTGCCCACCGCAATGAGCGAGGCGGGCGGCCACGCCATCCAAAGGCCAACGGCCGCGAGGGTTACGCCAATGGTGAAGATGATGTCTCGGGTCATATGAACGATATGCTGGGTTGGTTGTTGGGTTGGGTTGACGCACGGCCCAATGCCATTATCAAGGCAACCATGCCGTCGATCTTGTCGGCAGACTTCTCTTTGTCAGGCTTCAGGTTTCCGGCCGGGTCACTGCGGCCTGCGAGGTTTGCCGCCATCCACCGCAGGACCGGGTGCCCACCGTGCCGTAGTTTGCCATCAGACAGAAGCCGCAGTAGCAGCTTCGTCGGTTCATTCATGGTGACGTAGCCTTGCCGGTACTGCACCATCGTAAAGCCGTCTTCGTCGCCCAGCTCCGTTGCCAGGTGGCTCGCGTTCCATGGGTCGTAGGCAATCTCCATGATGCCGTGCTTGCGGCCCAACTCGTTGACGCGGTTTCGAATGAACCGGTAATCAATGCTGTTGCCTTCGGTCAGTTCGATCAAACCCTGCTTGGCCCAGGTCAGGTACTCCACGCGGTCTTGTTTCTGGCGTCGCTCGGCCGTTGCTCGTGGCAGCCAAAACCACGGGTGCGTGACGTAATCCTCGCCATCCCGCCACACCAGCACGAGGGCCGCAATGTCGTTGACGGTTGACAGGTCCAACGCCGCAAACGCCGGCATCCCGTCGAACTGCGTCAGGTCCACCGCACTACCGCACTCATCCCACTGCGAGAGCTGCACGAGCCGCATGGATTGCTCCGTGCGGATGTTGAGGTGCAACCGCTTGAACTCGTTCTCAAACGCGGCATTCTCTTGCGCTCGCTTGCACTCGGATTGCAGGTAATCGAGCGATACGGATATCTCGATATTCGGATTGGCCGTTTCCCATGCCTCTTCCGTGGTCCAATCCTGATCCTTCGCCGCTTCGTAAATCACCGGCAGATAGGTTGGGTCGGCCGTGATGCCGTCGCGTACTTTCGCCGCGTACTCGTACTCTTCGTTGCAGATGCTTGGCCGGTCCCAGTCGGCGGTGGTGATGTACACCATGATCGGTTGCGGGCGGTTGGCGGATGCCATGGACGTGACCAGCACGTCGACCAGCTCGCGGTTCGGCTGCGCGTGCAGTTCGTCGATGATGCCGATGGACAGGTTGCCACCGTGCTTCGATTCGGCATCGGCGGAAATCACGCGAAGGAATGAGCCGTCAAGGTTGCGGACGATGCTCTTGCTTTGCCCGGCCGGTGCCGTACCGCCGTAGATGGTGGCGCGAGCCAGCAACTCCGGCTCGAACTCCACCATGCCTTTTGCGTGACGGAACAGGATGCCGGCCTGCTCCTTGTCGGCCGCTGCGACGTACCCTTGCTGGCCGCGTTCCGGGTCGCAGAAGAGCACGTACAAGCCGATGCCTGCGGCGAGCGGCGTCTTGCCGTTCTTGCGAGGAACGTAGAGAAACAGCTTTCGATACCGCCGAATCTCGCGGCCCTTGGAGTCGGTTCGCTTCCAGCCAAACAGATTCCCAACAATCGCCTCCTGCCACGGCTCCAGCTCAAACGGCTCGCCGTACATGGCACCCTCGATGTGTCGGAGGCAACCGGGAAAGAATGCAATCGCTCGCTGCGCAGCCTCTTCGTCGAACCAACAATCAGGGCCGGCCGTCTCGAACGGGTCGTAACCCGGTATCAGTCGCATTGTGTCCAGTAATGCGTTGTCAGTCGTTGCTGTGGTCATCCTACGAGGTTAAAGCGTTCTGCTTTCGTCTCTCCCTTCGGTTGGTCGGGTGCATGAATCTTAAGTGATGCGCGGCTTGAAGGCGTCAAGCCGAACTCACGTTCCAGGTTGGCAAGTTGCGTCATTGTCTGGTTTAGCATGGCAACTTGCGGCCAGGCGACCATCCGCTTAACCTTGCCCGCGACGTCCTTTTCTGGGTAGCAGTCTCCGTACCGTTCCAGGTACGCCATCAGGTTTCGGCATCGTGCCCGCAGCCAGCAAAGCCGCTGCAATACGTCAGTGTCAAGGCGTGCAATCACGCCCATCGTGGTAAGTCTCGGAATGAGGAACCGCCATTCGGCTTGCTCCTGCTTGCTCATCTTCGGCGGCATCCTGATTGCCTCGTCGGGTGCCCTGACGTCGGCACCGCCTCGGCGGTCGCGTTGGCGACTGTCTGGCGGCAGCAAAGCATCTGGCGTTCGTTTGCGGCCGGAGCGTCCTTTCTTTCCTGCCATTATTGCTCCTTCCTGATGTCCGGGTCCGGAAACGACGTCGCCATGCGTTCGAGGATGACGTTAATCATCAGTTTTCCCTGTTTCCAATTGCCGCCGTGATACTCCATTGTTTTCAGCCAGGCGAATCATCCATTGCGACGCTTCACGCCTATGCGGCATCGGGGGCAAGCCTTTGAGTAATCGGCTTGGCATCCGCTTGGCAATGCCGGCAAACTGCCTCCCGCTACGTTGGACGATGGCGTCTAGCGTGCGTTCGAGCGGCCCCCAGACAAGCGTTTCGACTACACGAAAGCCCCATTGTCCGCCATCGCGCCGGAGTAGCTTTTGCCAGCGTGGCCCATAGTCGGCGTCCAGGTCGATTGTCGCATCCTTGAGTTTCGTAAACGGCTTCGGGGACAACGGATTAAGGATCGGGCAGAGAACCAGACGCCGGCTCCATTCCTGTTTGGCGAAACGCTCAAACAGGGCCCACGTTGCATCCCAGTCTTCGTCGGCTTCTCCGGGCAATCCGGCAATCCAATAGCAGGACACGCGAGCGATGTTTTTTCGCGTCTCGACAAAGTGACCTATTCGCTCGCACACCATGTCGTCAGAGAATGCTTTGCCAATCGAGCGTCGAAGCCGCTCCGAAAGCCCCTCAAGCCCCAGCGTAACCGACGCGCCGTCGATCTCCTGAAGATGCTCAAGCCTCGCGTCTTGCCCCATGTCGTGGCATCCATGAATGGCAATCGCCTCCTTGATCTTCGGCCACTCCTTGTGCATTGTGCGCTCCGGAGCGAAGAATGAACTTCGCTTGCCGGATGTCGCCTTGATGTGTGGTTCAAGGTCCGTGAACGGAACCTCCTGATAAGGCTTCAGGCCGGAGAGGCAGCAAAACGCGCACTTAAAACGGCACCCCCTCGCGACTTCGCATCGCAGCGTACCCTTACCCTCGCTGGTCTGGATCGTGTAGGCGGAAGGCTTGCAAACAGAAGGGGCCGGCACTACGTCCATGCCCTCGCTGTAAATGAACGGGCTCCCGCATGTACCGTGCGATGCGATTTCGTCGATGCACTCCCGCAAGTGTTTGTCACCGTCACCGATGAATACCCAGTCCACAAGGCCAGCAACAGCCTCCGGCGTCATTGTTGCCTGCATTCCACCGGCGAGAATCCAAGGCTTCCCGGTGCCTTTCTTGATTCCAGCCTCACGCATGAACCGCTCCAACTCGTAGAGATTCTTGTACCAGAACATGGACACCAAGAGGATGTCGCAACCAGCAACCGTTGCCGGCGTCACTGGGTACGCCTTGACGCCAGCCTTCGCAAGGCACAGTTCTAGGCCGTAGTTTAGCCCATCCTTGCCGAATACAAGTTTGCCGACGATTACTCCGCCCATTCGGCCGTACCTCCGAATGATTCAATGATTGGCGACAGCGCGTCCTGGATGGCGTCTCGCTGCGTCAACCACACTCGCGGGGGAAAAGTCAGCTTCGAGGTCGGCAAAGACGCAGGCCGAGGCTCGTCATCCTCGTCGTTCTCGCACTCAACCGGTTCCTCTTCCACTCCACCCGCCAACCCTTCCAGCATTGCCTCCACTGCTTCGCTGTTCGTCTTCACGTCGCCCAGCAACTCTTCCAGCGTTTCCGCAGACGCCTCCGCCATCGCGGCAATTGGGTCCAGAGTCGCAAGGATCAGCTTCTCTTGTTCTTCGGTCCAAGAGCCAACCAACACGGGCACCGAATCGCTATGCTGCTTGCTGGCTACCTTGCGACGCAGGTGGCCGTCGATCAGACGCCCGGTTGCCTCGTTGTACAAGCAGGCACCAGCCCACCCGACTTCCGACAAAACGCCAACCAACGCGCCCTCCTGCCCCTCCGGATGCGTTCGCCAGTTGCGCGGATTCTCGGCCAGCTCGTCCGGCTTTCGCCATTCGAGCCGCAGATTGCGTGCGTTGTTCGGTGGTTTCTTGCCCGCCATCACTTCACCCGTCCATGTTCTCGCTCGTGGCACTCCCTGCACAACGCCTCAATGTTCTCGCTGTCCAATCGTGCCGCGTCCGTAACCTCCTGAAACTCGTCCTTGTGGTGTCCAACCACCGCAGGCACAAGGAAGCCATTCGCCTTGCACCGCACACAAAACACCTCACTCAGCAGCACGGCCTTTCGCAGCTTCTGCCACTTCCTGTCGTACCCTCTCGCCGACGAACTCTTCCGCCTGTCCTGCTTGTACCGCTTCACTTTCCGCTCGCCGCAATGGCTGCACACCGTACCGGTGACAACACCGATACGGCATCGCGTGCATAGCCTCGGCGGTGCGGTTGGCATTACTCAGCCGGTGCCTCCGGGGTTGGTCGTGCCTTGACGGTAATCGTACCTTCGGCGATTGCGGCATCGGTCGCGTCGTCCAACGTCCAACGGTACGTTGTCACGTCTTCCATGTAGGTATCATCGGCCGCGATGGTAACCGTGGTACCGTCAACCGTGATGTCGCCGTCTTCACTCGACAGGCGGAATATGGCGGTGCCCGGCCGACCTGGCAGCCACGCCACGAACGAGAGCGGCGTAGTCGGTGCCGTCTCGACGTCGAACTCAAATGAGCCCAACGCCTCGTACTGCCACCGCTCGACGTCGAGACTGCCGAGACTGCCGATCGTTGCACGCGATACGGTATAGCTGGCCGTCGCTCCGGTGGGCGCGTTGGCGAGAGCCGCCACGGTGAATACGCCAGCCGATTGCATGTCATTGATAAGCTTGCCGAGCGTGCCTGCCATGGTGTGGCTGGCAACGGTTTCGTCGAGGTCGAGGGAAGCACTCGCCGAAGGCGCTGCTGCAAGAGCGGCAGCCGTGAAGTCATACACCGCACCGTCAAGCACCATCGCGGTATCGAGCTTGTCAGTCACCAGCTTGATTGCATCCACAACGGTATCGACGGTGGCAAGTGCGGCGGCCGTTGCCGCGCTGTCCGTACCTCGCATGTCCGTATTTGTGGTGCAGGTGGCAACCGTCGTGACGTTGGCAACCGTGTCCGTCGCCGGGTTGAACGTACTCGTCCCAATCGTCGGCTTGTTGCTCACATCGGCCGACCAATCGAGCGTTGCAGGCGACTTCGCCACCGCCGCCCCGCTTGCGTGGCGAGAACTGATCGTCGCGTCCAGGTATTGCAGCAGGAGCCCTACCGTCGAAGCCGTGTCGTGATTCCCGGCCAGTACCCGGTTGAGAATCGCGTCTCGCGT